ATTATTACTCAAGTTGTGCGATCTGCCGGATCAACAACAATGACAGTTACACAAGCAGGGCATGGGTTTTCAAGTGGTCAGCAAATCGGAACAATCGCTGTAACGCTGCAAAAGTCAGGCACATATTCTAGATCTGGCACAACTGTTACAGTTAACATTACTTCTCATGGGCTTGTATTAGGCGAGTCATTCTATTTTGATGCAACATCAGGTTTTGCTGCTGATGGCACATTTACAGTTTCTCAAGTTGTTAGTGCAAATCAATTTAGGTTTACGCACGTTACTAGTGGTGCTGCATCAGGGAACTGTCAGCTAGGCCAGTCAGGGCTTACAACTAACACTGCATACACAGTGACTGTTCTTAATTCTTCAACATACACTATCGTAGGAAGCGTTTCAACTGTTTTAGCTGTAGGTCAGCTAAACTTTAGTTATAGGACTGTAGGTACTTCAACTTATCGTGGCGCAGACGGTGGTGCAGGTGCTACAAATAGCTCACAGTTCTTTATTCGCTACTATAACGGAGTGTACACGCCCGGCTACTTTGGCGTAGGCGCAGGTGGAGGTGGTGCAGGCGGTACGCTTGGCTTATGGGGCGAATCAGGCAGCGGTGGTGCAGGCGGTATTGGTTCAGGCGGCGGTGGTCGAGGAAGAAGTGGTCTTTATTCATCACAAATTACATCACTTTCAGCTATATCAGGCCGCGGTGGCCCGGGTATGGTAATGTTTATTTATGCTTTACGCGCTAACAATCAATCAGCAATTCAAGGAATGTAATGGAACCACAATTTCTAATTAATGTAGGCTTTACAGTTGCTGGCTTTTTTGGTGGCTGGATTCTTAATAACATATCAAAAGCAATTGTGCGTCTTGAAGACAAAGTTGCTGACTTGCCCATGATTTACGTGCAAAAAGAAGATTATCGTATAGATATTAGTGAGATTAAAAATATGCTAAAGCAAATATTTGATAAGCTAGATAACAAGGCAGATAAGTAATGTGGTTGACCCGCTTACTTTACTGGCGGCAGCCAACGCGGCCATCGTTATGGCGAAAAAGGGGTGTCAACTCTACAAAGATATTAAAAGCACGGCAGGTGAAGTTAAAGGAGTATTGGACGATCTTAAGTTGCAGTTTCAAAAGCTAGACAATCCTACACCTGCGCAAAAGGTTCAGTACAATGAAGAAGTACAGAGAGTTCAAGAAATAGCAAAGGCTGATCCACATGACACAATTGCTGTTATTGGCGAGCACTTAAGTACGTTTTTTGATGCACATGACAAGATCGAGCATGCATTTTGGGAAGAAGAGCAAAAGGCACAAGAAGTATATACAGGCGAAGATTCAGTAAGCAAAAGAGCTTTGCAAAGAGTTTTAATACGAACAAGGCTTGAGCAAATGCAAACTGAGATTCGTGAAGAAATGATTTACAGAACACCAATCGAATTAAAAGATTTGTGGTCTCGGTTTGAAAAAATGCGTAAGCAAATTACTGCAGAACAAACAGTAGCAAAGCAAAAAGAATATAGAAAACTGCAAGCTGAAAAAGCAAGACGTAAGCGAGCAATAGAGCAGATGAAGGAAAACGCAGTATGGGTTGGCCTAATCTTTTTCGTCGTAATGTGGTACATCGGACTAATGATTCTGATTCGAACGAGCCACACGTACCGTGGTCTTTACTCCTCGCCGTGGTGGTCTTGTGTTTTGTGTTAGTAATTGCTCTCCCAGTGATGGGTATTATGTACATGGATATGAATAACGCTACAATGGCAGCAATGCAAGAAATACGTAAAATGCGTGAGTTACGAGCTAAAATTTTAATGGAAATGCAAGGAGAATAATAAATGGTCCCAATTATTGGCGCACTACTTGGAACACTTGCCGAAAGCGGCCTTACACTTTTGTCTAGTGCTATTCAAGCAAAAGGCAAAGAAGTTGTAGAAAATACGCTAGGCGTAAAAATACCTGACAATCCTACACCTGCAGACGTTGAGAATCTACGTCAGCTCCAATATGAACATGAAGAGCGTTTACTAGAGCTAGGTATAGAAAAAGCTAAGATGGAATTAGCAGAGCTGCAATTATTTGCAGATGCTGCTAAGAATGAAGATAATAATGTGTCTAATAGATGGGATGCTGATATGGCGTCTGATTCATGGCTATCCAAGAACATTCGACCTATGAGCTTAATTGCTATTTTTACGGGCTATTTCTTATTTGCAATGATGTCGGCATTTGGGTATAACGCTAATGAAGCGTATGTTAATTTGCTTGGTCAGTGGGGCATGCTAATTATGGGCGCGTACTTTGGCGGTCGTACAATTGAGAAACTTGCAGAACTAAGGAGCAAAAAATGAGCCTTGTTAAAGACCAAGCAGCGTTTCTTTTAGATATTTGCAAGCTTATTCAATACGCTACAGAGCAAGGCTTTGTAGTAACAGGCGGTGAACTAGCTCGTACGCCTGAACAGCAAGCTATCTACTTTAAAACTGGCCGCAGCAAAACGATGAATTCAATTCATCTTAAGCGATGCGCCATGGATTTAAACTTTTTTAAAGACGGTAAGATTATTTGGGACAAGCAAATACTTGCGCCTCTTGGTGCGTATTGGGAGTCACTATATTCTAAAAATCGATGGGGTGGCAATTTTAAGTCACTTGTTGATTGCCCTCATTTTGAGAGGAATGTGTAATGCCACAAGCAATGACGTTTGCGTCGTTAAAAACAGACGTGCAAAACTATCTGGAACGTGGGTCATCTGTTGCAACTGACCCAATCGTATACGAGCAGATCCCAAAGCTAATTAACTTGGCTGAGCGTCGCATTGCACGTGATTTAAAGTTGCAAGGCTTTCAGACTGTTGTTACAACATCAATGACGGCAAACGTTGCAGTTATGCCAAAGCCAGATCGGTGGCGTGAAACGATCTCAATAAACATTGGTATTGGCACACTAAATAATAGCCGCAAGACGCTATTTACTCGTAGCTATGAATATTGCAGAACGTATTGGCCTGATCAAACTGTGACAGGTGAGCCTCAATTTTACGCAGATTACGATTATACCCATTGGCTTTTTGCAGGAACTCCTGATCAGGCTTACCCAATTGAAATAGTTTACTACGAGTTGCCGCCTCTACTTGATGACACGTTTCAACAAAATTGGCTAACCAGTTACGCGCCAAATGCATTGCTATATGGGACATTGCTTGAAGCTACGCCATTCTTAAAGAATGATGAGCGCATTCCTGTATGGCAGCAGTTTTATCAAATGTCAGTAGATTCATTGAACACTGAAGACATTAAGAAGATTACTGATAGATCAACTACTCGTACAGAGGCTTAACTATGACTGTTTTTACAAACATCTTTGGTGGCAATAATATTTTGCCCTCAGGCGTTTCATACGCAGCGGTAACGCTTTCTCAAGCGATTACTATATTTTCATGGCCTACTGAGACATCTTCCAATACAAATATTCTTGCAGGCATTATGGACGTTACGTCCCCTAATGCAACATATAAAATTCAAATGCCTGATGCTACGCAAGTATCAACAGGGCAAGCTGTTTTATTTACTAATATAAGCGGCACTGCTTATATTGTTACAAATAGTGCTGGTACAACGCTTCTAACTGTTGCAGCAGGCACCACATGGCAGCTATACCTAACTAACAATACAACAAGTGCCGGATCGTGGCAAGCATTTCAGTTTGGCGCTCAAATATCCGCGCAAAATGCAGCAGCATTGGCAGGCACAGGCATTATTGCGCTAGGCTCATTGCTATCTCAAGCAATGCCAATAGTATCGTACTCTACAAACCTTACAATTACAGTACCTGATAGAGCACTTACGTTTTTGTGGACAGGAGGCGTAGGTACTTTTACATTGCCTTTAGCATCTACTGCAGGTGACAATTGGTTTATACAAGTAAAGAATGCAGGGTCAGGTACTATTACTGTTGCAGCAACTGGTGCAAACACAATTGATACGCAAGCGACTGTAGTATTGCAACCGCTTGATTCGTGTATTGTACTAACAAACGGCACAAACTACTACACACTAGGCTTAGGTAAGTCTGCAATCTTTGCGTTTGACTACACAACAGTAAACGTTGCTGGAACTGGCGCATACACATTAACTGGTGCAGAACTTAATCGTGTTGCATATAATTTTACTGGCGTGCTAACAGGCAATAGAACAGTAATTGTTCCGAATACTGTGCAACAGTACTGGGTAACAAATTCAACAACAGGTGCATATTCTCTTACCATTAAAACGGCAAGCACATCAGGTGTTGCAGTCAGTCAAACGTCATCAGCTATTTTGTACAGTAACGGTACTCAAGTAGTTGCTGCTGACACTGGTGGTATTAGTATTCCAATTCCTATTGCGCAAGGTGGCACAGGCGCTATTACTGCCGGAGGCGCGCTTATAAATCTAGGACTAGATCCAATTAATGGGGGTGCGTTCTAATGTCAACTTTACCACTGGTTTTACGTTCTAAACCGGGTATTAAACGTGATGGCACTAAGTATGAAGGCGACTATTACGTTGATGGCCAGTGGGTTCGCTTTCAGCGAGGGTTGCCTAGAAAGATTGCTGGGTACAAAGTTGTTAGTAACTTTTTATCTGAAATAAGTAGAGGTCTTAAGACGTATACAGAGAATGGGTATACGTATGTTCACTCAGGAAGTGAAGGGTATCTTGAAAGATTTACACTAGACCAAAATGGTAATGCCAGTGCAGTTTCCGATAGAACACCTGTTGTATTAAACGTCAATGCTAATAACGCATGGCAATTTGATGTGCTATACGACTCTATTAGTCTTGAGCCTTCCAATAAAATTATTGCTCAAGTTGCGCAAAATAATTCCACGTTGTACAACTCTGAAGGTGGACAAGTTTTTGTTGGTGATCTTCGAGCAACTGATCGGCTTGAAGAAGTAGGTCTACCTTCTGGGTTTTCTGCAACAGGTGGGGTTTGTGTATTGCACCCTTACTTAACTATTTTTGGAACAGATGGCTCAATTGGCTGGTCTGTCCCGGGCAATCCGTATGATTTAACAGGTATAGGCTCAGGTAATGCACGCGTAGCTTCGCAAAAGATTGTACGTGGGTTACCCCTAAGGGGCGGCCCGGGAAATGCCCCAGCGGGCCTCTACTGGTCAACTGATGCTGTTGTACGAGCATCTTATGTAGGCGGAACTCAAACATTCCAATTTGACACTATTAGCTCACAAAGCTCAATTCTGTCGCCAAATTCAATTATTGAATACGATGGCGTCTATTTTTGGCTAGGCGTTGATAGGTTTTTAATGTTCAATGGCGTTGTTCGTGATATTGAAAACAACATGAACATTAACCACTTTTTTGACGGGCTTAATAGGGCTCAAGCACAAAAAGTGTTTGCTTGGAAAGTGCCTCGTTTTGGTGAAATCTGGTGGGCGTACCCAAGAGGTGACGCTACAGAATGCTCGCATGCTGTTATTTATAACGTTCGAGAACAAACATGGTATGACACTGAACTGCCTATAGGCGGTAGATCAGCAGGCGAATTCACGACTCAATACGCTACGCCATTGCTTGCAGGTGCTAAATTCTACGGCATAAATCTTGACCCAGGGATTAGGATAACTGAAGCAAACGATATTCGAACCACACAAACTGGTGATATTCGAATTACTTACACTAGTGACAACTATAAGCTTTGGCAGCATGAAGTAGGAGTAGATGAAGTTGATGTTAGTACCATTAATGCAATACAATCTTATTTTGAGACTGCTGACCTTAGCGCTCCGGTGCTTTCAGGTAAAAATAAGTCGCTTCGTTGCGACCTTGTTGAGCCAGATTTTGTGCAAACAGGAGATATGACTGTTCAAATTGTAGGTAGATCAAACGCTAGAGCCAAAGATATTTACAGTCAAGCCATGGTGTTTGCAGATACTGCAACTACTCCACAAGAGCAAGTTGTGTACTTTAAAGAAATTAGACGTGAAATGAGATTTAGGTTTGAGTCTAATATAATTAACGGCGACTACCAGATGGGGCAGGTTTTGATTCACATAGCAGAAGCCGATGGAACCGTGCTTGGAGCAACAAATTGATAACTTTACCAGTTATAATTGGGCTACGAGATTGGGCCGATCAAATTTGTCTGGATTTAGACCAATATGGCCCAATAC